CTCCAAGTATTATAACACGGTTACACGGTTGGTGGGGTAAAGGTGTGGACAATTTGTGGTCTGACCAGTGCCGCACGATCCCGAGCAACCAAAGCATCAATTGAACTCTTGTATGTATCAGACATAATCCGTGGATATAATCCAATCATAATAATGGGAACAAGTAGAGCACTCACAATGTAAATCTCACGAGGTTCGGCATCCACCAGATTGGTATGAGAAACTAGTTCGGCATTCGGTTTGCCGTAAAAGATTTCACGAAGCATTGACAATAGGTAGATAGGAGTGAGGATTACACCAATAGCAGCAACACCACACATCACCACACGAAATGAAAGTGAATACACCGTATCTGTTGCAAATCCAGCAAAGACCATTAGTTCACTCACAAATCCACTCATTCCAGGAAGTGCTAGTGATGCCATAGAACACATTGTCCAGAGTGCAAACATCACTTTCATATTTTGACCGACACCACCCATTTCATCAAGTTGGAGAGTGTGTGTTCTGTCATAGGTAGCACCCACCAAGAAGAACAGAGAAGCACCAATCAGACCGTGACTGACCATTTGAAGCATTGCCCCACTGGTTCCAAGAGCACTGAAACTACCGATACCAATCAGCACAAATCCCATATGACTGATTGAACTGTAAGCAATCTTCTTTTTCAGATTTCTCTGTGCAAATGATGTCAGTGCAGCATAGATGATATTCACAGCACCTAGAACAATCAAGAATGGTGCAAAAACTGCGTGTGCATCTGGCAAGAATTGACAGTTGAATCGCAGAAGTGCATATCCACCCATCTTAAGAAGAATACCCGCCAACAGCATATGAACTGGTGCGGTTGCTTCTCCATGAGCATCAGGCAACCAAGTGTGGAATGGAACAATCGGAAGTTTCACACCAAATGCAATCAAGAATGCTGCATAACACCAGAGTTGGAAGTTCTTCGGGAACCCTTGCGCCATCAGATAAGAATATTCAAAGTTGGCGTGTCCAGTCCAGAATCCCATTGCAAGTCCTGCAAGGAGAATGAACAGAGAACTACCTGCCGTATAGATGATGAACTTTGTTGCAGCATACTGGCGGTTCTTTCCACCCCAGATAGAAATCATCAAATACACAGGCACCAATTCCAGTTCCCACGACAGGAAGAACAGAATCATATCCTGAACAGCAAAAACCATAATCTGCCCACCGTTCATAATCAACAGCAGGAAGTAGAACAGTTTCGGTTTGAATGTAACTGGCCAAGCAGCAAGTGCCGCCAGACTTGTAATGAAACTAGTCAGCAGAATGAGAGGCATTGATAATCCATCAGCACCCACGGACCAGGTGAGTCCAAGTTGCGGAACCCACGAAATCCGTTCTGCCATTTGTAGACCTTCAATAGCAGGATCATATCCTTTAAGATACCCTGCCACTGTAATCAGAAACGTAATCAAAGATGCACCGAGACCATACCATCGGACAACTTTGTTTCCCTCTGGAAGTAGAGGGATTCCAAGAGCACATACAATTGGAAATAATATTGCAAGACTCAACCAGGGCATATTATAAGAAAAGAGTCACATATATTTTAACACAAAAAAAGAGGGGTTGCAACTGGATTTTGCCAGTTAACCCCTGCGGCGACGATATTCAGTTTTATTTATGGAGTTGTTAAAAAGATTTCTGTTGTAGGTGGTCCATTAGGGTAGTGCGCTGCCGAGGGTCCAACTGCTAAAAAGAGTCATTGCGGTTCCAATGAAAAGAGTGGCGGCTGTCCAGTTCATAAGTCGTCCTCCATGCTACGTAATTATATATGAATTATGTATCATAGTGATACAAAAGTCTGTATCAACCACCACTAATCTGAAGCGATTGTTAGCAAATTACCACCAATCTTTGCGTTGATGATGTTCTGGAACAATCTTCCCTAGATCAATTACTAGTAACCCATCCTCAAAAGTAACTGATCTAACTTCCGTCTCGTCACTGAGGGTCCATGATCTTGTGAATGATCTTTGAGCCATTCCTCTATGAAGATAAGTTCGTTCGGACTCAACATCTTCCTTTTGTCCTTCGACAAAAAGTTTACCGTCTTGTGTGTAGACATTTACTTCTTCCTTCTTAAATCCTGCGAGTGCTAACTCAAGCCTGGATTCTACATTACTGACCTGAATTAGATTGTATGGTGGATAGTTACTCTGCGTCTCATGAAGCGTCTGAAGACGATCAAAGTAATCTTCCATACCTATACTGTATTTATTTATACGATCTAACAGAGCAGGAATGTCTGCACTATGAAATTTCATTAAGTTAGTCATTTGACTTCTCCTTAAAAAGCGAGTTTGTATTGTGTGGACCCGTTCGGCATCCACTACTATTTAATCACAAAACGAAAAAAAGAGGAACGGTAATAACCGAACCTCTTTATAGGGTGTTCCGACTTTCGTAGAGACCGCACGAAAGGTCTCACGTTTATTTAGTAACCTCAAGTCTATCTTGCATATGTCTAACTAAAAATAAAGATTGTCCTAACACTCTTTTTATTTCTTCTTTAGATTTTCTAGGATTTAAAAAAAGTTCTAAAACTCTTCTAGTTAAATTTTCAGTCTCTGGAAACTCTTGTGTAAAAAAATAATAGCAATAGTATAAAGATCTAGTCCATATTTTTTTCTCTATGCAAATAGTATTAAAACAAGAGCGCAAAAGAAGTTTTGTATAATGTTGTATTGATAAATCTATTTCATTTTTTTCTGTTTCCCAATACTTATCAATAAAATCTACAACCTCTCTATTAACTATTCTAAGATAATTCAAATCATCATTTTCAAGTCCATCCAAATTTTTAGATTTTATATAATCAAAAGAAATAGTTTCTAACGATAGATTTTCACCTTTAATACATTTATGGATAAATCTACTTGGATAATCCGCCTTAAAATGATCTACATGATATACATTAACATCAACAAAGATATCAATGTTTAATTTTTCTTTTATTACCTTAGATATTTTTTCGCAATAAATTTGTTTGAAATCTCTCTCTAAAATTTCAATATTTTCTTTATCAGTAATAATAAAAAAATCTATATCAGAGTTCTCAGTTTCAGTATTAGTAGAATATGATCCACCAATATAAGCAGAATGTAATTTCAGAGAGAGTTTATCTATTTCTTGAAGAAATAAATCAGAAATTTTTTGTGCTTTTGGACTTAGTTCTTTTTGTATATCTCCATTAACAAGATTGTTATTGGAATCCACTTCCCAATAACAACCATGTTCTTTAATTTCAACCACAATTACTCTGCGGTTTCTTCTACTTTTTTCTTCTTAGAACCAATATTATATTTGGTTTAGTGGTGCAATATCAGTAATTTTAGTTACATCAACAATACCAATAAGACCCCAATCAGCAAGAAGTTGAGCAATGCGGTTACGACGCTGGACGTCGTTCTGTGTGAGATTTGCATGTTTGCCATCCAATGCAAACAACTCTTTAAAATGAACTAAAAAATATCTACCTTGCTTGTGCAAAATATGGCAAGACTGATAGATCTTCTTTTCCTTCCTTGATGCTACGCCAATTCGTGTCAAAGTTTCACGCACTTTCAAAAAGTCATCAGGTTCATTAAGAACCACTTCAACCATTTGTTCAGGCGACCACTTCACTTCAGGTTCTTGAACGACACTCATGCTTTTCCTCCAGTTTCAAATTTAGATTTAATAAATGCAAGTTGTTCTTTAGTTAGAATCCTCAAAGCTTGCTTTGCCTTTTCATTACTATAACCATAGTATTTTTTGACATAATCAAGATCTTTGATTTTATCTTGTCGGAGCCAGGGAGAGAACCTCTTCTTTTTCCTCAGACTATTTAGTAAAAATTCATATTGTAATTTCTTAGGCAAGAAGTTGTATTTGTTCATTTCATTAGCGAACATAATACAATCCAAATGCCCAGAAAGACATCGATTTACAATGTATGGAGGATATTCTTTTTCAAGTGAAGGATCTTCATCGATTAGATTCTTCTTTGTCTGATTGATACTGTTCAACCAATCCTTCAATTCCATAATTAAAAAGCACAAGTTCTTTACGTTCTTTTTGCTCTCGCATATACTCACCCACCGAACGCATGGTGTATGTGAGATCAAACTCTCCTACTTCCCATCCTTGGAAACGATCTTTGACCAGTTGAGACGAATTGTAAGATATGAGTTGAGGACCAACAAACCGATCACAATCGGCAGCAAAATCATCGTGGTCGAATCGTTTATGCATACTCCCTTTCCGTCCATAAAGGTTATCTCGTATGTCGTAGGGGGGATCAAGGTATGTGAAGACATCTTTGCTATCAGTGAGGAGTCCTTCATAAGACCAATTAGTAATTTTCCAGTCTTTAATTAGTTGCGTGTATCCTGGGAGTTTTTCAATTCCTCGCATTGAGAAGTTGGAGTCTGATGCTTGGGCACTGAATGA